CTTGTAATGACATCCGTTAATGGTCTAAAAAGTCTTAATGTCAAAGTTTATTATATTAGCAATAGAGCAATACCATCGCCGTCTTCTTTTCTTAAATCGGTCGATTTCACGATTGCATCTGGGACTGCGACTAAAAATATTATACTTTCAGATATTACAGATGCTGGCGAGATTGTTTGCGCCGGTCTCGTATCTCGTGGATGGGAAGGTTGGAACGCTCTTAATGTGACATATACAACAGAATCCGTAACAATCACTTTTAGCACTTCAAATAGTAATGGAACTGCGTTCGGATCTGAGATTGTGCGAGTGTGGTATCGCTAATATTACTTAATCATAAGCTTAAAAACATGTCCGTCTCCTGTTCCTCCGTGCCTAAAATTAACTTTCCCGTTCAAAACAGGGTTCGCGATTAGCGCAAAAGAATAGTTTCCACCCGGCTTATTACATACAATGGATGGACCACTAACCCCGCTAAGTTCGATCGACACCACGCTACCAGCCGTAACCGCGAATAGTGCAAGATAAGAGTACGCTGCATCTTCCTCGGTCATTGTATAATAATGTAAAACGTTTGGATTGCCAGCCACAACAATATACGGAATTGATATGTTGTGTTCGTAATCGAAGTCCATCTCACCCTTAAAAGGGATTACTGGATCCGCACCTCCGATCTTGAATCCCCAGTTGCCGTTTGCGTCCTGCGCAAAGGCAAGTCCGCCCAAATCCCTACTTAGTCCATCAATCTCCAGCCCATGTGTCCTCACGATCCGAGCATCCGCCACAAACCCCTCAGCCTCTGTGGTGTCATTGTTCGCCACCTGATAATTTGCCGCAGACCCCTCTGGGATAGTAGGCTTATTCGTCAGATCCGAATAGCTTCCGGACCACGCCACCGGTCTCAAGTCCGCATACCACTTTGACAACTTACCAAAAATAACTGGCAATTTATCTTTAGCAGCAAGGTTGCTCCGTTCCTTCTGTTCTACAAAATTTTCCGGCAGGACATTCGAGGCTTTCGCCCCGATGTCCATAATAACTTCCTCACCTTTCTGTGTTTTGTGCTTAATCTGAGTTAAAAGATTCATATCGTCCTCCTTTATCCAATCAAGAAGAACAGGGAATTCGGTGCTGCCTCCTGCGGATATTCTCTGCCAAATCCGATAGATGGCATATTGTCAATCGCTTCTTTTTGCGCCTTTGTCACAAATTGATGGTTGTCATCCTCTGTAATAACCGTCGCAGGGTGATGTTCCGGATGGGTATAGTTATTTGCCCCCTCAGCTACCCCATCCAGTTTTTCCTTATCTGCAGCACTCATCAGACCATTCGTGGCTGTTGTGGCAGGACTATAGGTAGTGTCCTTATCCTCTACCCACTTTGCCTGCCCGTCTGCAGACCATCCCAACACCTGTCCCGATGCACCGCCCGCCGGGATATGCTTATTTCCGGACGTGTCGGGATGCGTATAGTTGTTTGCCCCTGCCGCAATACCGTCCAGCTTTGCTTTATCCGATTTGCTCATACGGCCATCTAAGTCTTTTGTTGCCAGCGGGATGCTGTTGGCTGAGATCGCCACCCACTTATTCCCGGTATAGCGGTAGGTCACATCATCATCCTTGACGTTTACCGTCCACCCATCCTCCGGGTTCGGATAGGTTTTGGCAATATCCGCAAAGGTTTTTACCGCTTCTTTCCAGTCAAGCTTTGTTTCCAGCGCTGAAAGCTTGTTGTCCACTTCATTTTTGGTGTACTTGTCTGACCAGCCCTGCTTGTCCACATCACTGACAAAACGGTGCTCTGCATCCTGCACAATCATCGTTGCTGCATGAGTCTTGGGATGGGAGTAATTATTTGCCCCCTCAGCAATACCATCCAGTTTTGTCTTATCTGCAGCACTCATCAGGCCGTTCGTGCCTGTTGTGGCAGGATTGTATGTAGTGTCCTTATCCTCTACCCACTTTGCCTGACCGTCTGCAGACCAACCAAGCACCTGCCCAGATACTCCGCCCGCCGGGATATGCTTGTTACCCGGCGTGTTCGGATGGGTATATCCGGCACCCTTGGTCAGCTCATCCCAGCCCGAACCATTATATACATAAGATGTCTTCGTTTCTTCAACGTAAACCCGCAAACCAGGCGTTACCGCATTGAGGGTTACCAGCTCATCCCTCTCTGCGATGGTTTTTACCTGACCGCGCGCATCCAGCAAAGCTGCTGCCTGCAGCTTAAACCCGCTCGCTACTGTTATAC